ATAATATGCTGTAATGTTATTTGTTGCTCTGATTTCTCCAGTAGTTCCTGAACCAGCAGTTCCAACTCCCAAACTATTTACTTGATAGTTATTTGAAGTATTCAATCCATTAGCTGTTGTTGCAGTTCCAGCAGTTAAACTAGAAGCAGTTCCAGTTAAACTTGTTCCAGCACCGCTAAATACTGTTGCAGATAATGTTCCAGTAGAAGGAACAAAACTAAATTTTGTAGAACTTGTTGTTCCAGCATTATTTCCGCTAGAAGCAACTGACATTACAGGATAATAAGTAGAGCCTGAAGAAGTATTATCTGTAATACCAATATTTGTTGCATTAGTTGCATTAGTTACGGCAGTTGTTCCAATTACAGAAACAACTTGTGCGGCAGTAGCGGCAGTAAATGCGCTAGTTCCATTGCCGTAAGCCAATCCGCTTAATGTTGCAACGCCTGTTCCACCATAACCTACGGCTACGGTTGCGCCTTGCCAAGTTGCTCCTGATAATACGCCAGCAGATGACAAAGCCATTAATGATGTAGTTGCTACGCCACCGTTATACCAAGTGAATCCGTCTGCTGAACCTACGCTAAAACGACCATTTCCAGTAATGTAATCAACAACAATACCGTCTGTATAAGTAAATGAACTAGAGCTTGTTGAATACAATCCACCAGTTACTTGCAAAGAAGTTCCAGTTGCAACTCCTAAAGATGGAGTTGTAAACGATGGAGAAGTTGCTAAAGCAACAACAGTTCCGCTACCAGTTGTGGAATATGAAGTTCCCCATGCTGAACCAGTTGAATTGGCAATACCAGCACTAGGATAAACTTGTGGTGTTGAACTTGCATTAATAGTAATTGCGGCAGAACCGTTATAAGTTGTTCCGCTACTAAATGTAATGTTTGTGCCAGCAGTTAAAGCAAATAAATTGCTTCCTAATGAAACGCCTGAAATTGTGCTATTTGCTAGTTGTGCATTGCTTATTGTTCCACTTAGATCAGTTGTAGGAACTGTAGAAGATGCTGTAAATGCGCTTGTGCCACTACCTTTTATATAACCAGTAAGAGTTGTAGCTCCAGTTCCACCATAAGCTACGCCTATAGTTGAGCCGTTCCATGTGCCTGCTGTTAGAGTTCCTACGCCAATAATGCCTGTGTATGAACCTGACAATAAACTTGATCCAAATGTTCCACTTGTAACTTGACTTGCAGCAATAGCAATCGCTGTATTTGACGCTGCTGTTAATTGACCTTGTGCATTTACTGTGTAAGTAGGAACAGATGATGCAGAACCATAAGAACCAGCAGTAACAGCAGTATTAGTAATGCTAAATTGATAGCCTGAAAGAGTTAAACCTGTGCCTGCTGTGTAGTTTGCTGCTGTGCTGAAATTACTCCATGTCATTGCAGTTGTGCCAAGTGTGCCACCTGGTTGTGCTGTGCAATACCATGCAGAGCCTGCTTGACCACCATACTCAACGAATACTAATGCGCTGACATATTGTGACCAAGTTGTGCATCCTGTTGCGTATGTCCACGCACCTGCATTTACTTGATAAATACCGTTTTTAGTATTATCAGTTTGATTTTTAACCAATACTGTATTGCCTGCAACTAATGCTACGCCATCAATAGTTTGAGTGCCTGACAACGTAATATTTGCAGTTGTCGCTGCTGTTACAGGGGCTTTCCAGCTAATACCTACTGCATAAGACTGCAAAGTTAAATAGTTAACTATGTCATTTGCGCTAGATGCAGGCGTTGAAATAGTGCCTGTCGTTGCGCTGATATTAGTAAAAGCACCTGTAGATGGTGTTGTATCACCAATAGTAGTGCTATTAATCGTGCTATTAGTAATATTAAGCCCAGATTGACTTGGGTTAATAGAAGCGTAAAAAGGCTGACCTTGACCAATAAAAGTATTAAAACTTCCATCTACGTTAAAGTAAGCCTGAACAGGTAGTAAATTTTGATCCTGCGTTAAAGCTGGGCCTGTAGCCATAACTATCCTTTAAGAATACTGAATACGAATTGCTAATACGTTTGCGCCAACTGATCCAGGTAATGCAGTAGTTTTTAATACTACGTTTGTGCTATTTGAATAAATCCAATATCTTGTTTGCTCGCCTGCTTGGCGATAAAGCGCATTAGCATAAACAATCTGTGTTTGCTGACCGTTAGCTAATTGGTAAGATTTACCTGAATTGGCGTTTACTGAAAATCCTGAGCCAGTATTTTTTTCAGCATAAATATAAACAGATTGTCCTGCGCCTGTTGCTTGAGCGTTTACGACTAAAGAAAGGGTATATGCGCCTGCATTAGCAAAAGTAAAAATGCCAGTTGAAGGATCATAAGTAATCCCACTTGAGCCTGACATTGTGCTTGCAGGAGCTAATAATGTAGGCGTAGCAGTTAAAGAAATAGATGAAGAACTATCATAAGCTTCAATATGAGGCTGTGATAATAAATTGGCAAAATTAGTAGGTGGATAAAAAACATTACCACCTGGGCCAATCAAACCCAAGCAGTTGCCGTTTGTATCAAATTCAGTTTGAACTGGAACAATATTGATATTACTACTGCTTGCAACGCCTGGATTTGACATGATTTTCCTTAGTTCTGATCAGCCATAGGTGTTACATAAATAGTTCCGCTATTTGTGCCACCACAGATTGTCGTAATAGAATAAGAATTTACTGGACAAGCAATAACATAAGGTGTTGACATAGAAACGCCCAAAACTACGCTATTTGAGCTACTTCCAGCAGCAGGCAATACAGCAGCAGGCGCAGAAGTAGGGGCGATTGTTACAGCAACAGGAAAGCTATTGGTATTGAGCAAGCCAACATAGTTAACTTGATCATTGCCAGCAGGGGTAATAGTTACAGCAGTAGATGATGCAGTAGTAACTGCAATCGCTGTTGTAGGGCCTATTACACGAAAAGCTGATGTATTAGCCATTTTTTATCCTTAAACAGCAGTTACAGGTGCTGGGCCTTCTAAACGAGTAATCTGAACTGTATATGCGCCAGAAGCAGGGGTAGCAGAGCCAGTAGATACGTTAGCGAATTGAATAGACAATACGCCAGCAGTCAAGCAATCAGCTTCAGCAATAACAATACCTGCTGTTTGTGTGCCGTTATAGCCTTGAACTAGCACAATATCAGTAGTTTGCAGACCTGCAACGCTAAAAGTCTGAGCAGCAGAGATATTTGCAGCTACAGCAGCAGGGGTAATAGATGGGGTAATGTAAAAAGTTTCGTGGGAATTGCCACGAGTGATGGTAGTGCTAGACATATTTTTTCCTTTGCAAAGGGGTGTGTTGTAAATCTACAACTATTTTACATTGTTTTGCATATCTCTCAAGCTTTTTCCACAACTTCCTTTGTAAGTTTTATAGCCGATATGACCTAGCTCAAACTCAAGATTTGCCCATACTTTGCCACCTATATCAATCCATCTTTGGCAAAAGCTAAAATCTTCGCTCAAACGATTACCGTCAGGCATCTCGTATGGATCAAAAACAGGCCAAAACTGAGTATGCTCTGAAATGCTACGCAAAGTCTGACGAGGGTATGCCTCAATCATCTTATTAGCGCAATTCTTGCTAATTTTTAAAAAGCCACCTGGCAAGCCTAAGACTTCTATAAGACCTGTTTCTGGGTCTGTGTGATATTCGTCTTTTTCTTCAATCTTGAATGGCCAAGCTAAAGGCTCTTGTTTCTTAGGGTAAATACCACCCACTACATCTACAGGATAGTCAATAAGCTGAATTAATGCGCCTGGATTCCAAAATACATCGTCATCAACAAACACGAGAGTATCGCAGTCAGAACGCACAAAAGCCCCAAATAATGCGCCTCGTGAGCCTGCAATATCGCTGTTTCCTATATCTTCTGCAATGCAAAACTTATCGCCACGTCCCATGATATTGACTGAATCTAGCAAAATAGAGCGCATAGTAGCGAAATGCACCTTGGCTGAATAGCAAGGCATAGCGAGCATAATACTTTTCATTTTATCCCCTCAGAATGTTAAAAAACCCACCTTTTTAGGGGTGGGCTTTTATTTTACAACAGATTACTGTGCAGATAAGTCGTAACCATATACATACACATCGATTGTGCCAGCAACGGCAGCAGAAGATACGTTTACATATAGTTGTTGAGCAGATGTTGCACTTGTAGTCAACGAAGCAGCTACAACTGATGCGTTAGCAGTAGTTGTGTTTGTTGCCAAAGCTGCTTTAGTCAAAATTGCTGTGCCAGCAGCAGCAGGAGCTGTGTAAACACCTAAATAGGTGCTACCAGTTGATACTGCTGAACCTGCGTTGTTGCAGTTAGCTGTAATAACAGAAACTGGAACATAGCTGGTTACATCAATTACGTTGACTTGAGTATCACCCAAAGAGTTTAAATTAACAGCTTGAGCTGTTGCAATTAAACGCAAAGCTTGGTTAGAAGCTAGGTTCTGTGGGTGAATTGAGGTTGTGACTGCTGGTCCTGGATTAGACATTATAGTTTCCTTTCGTTATCCGTTAAATTAAGCTGCAACACGGCAAGCGAGTTCAGGATACAAGTTAGCCCAACCATACAGAACGTCTAAACGAGTAGGAATAGAGTCGTTGTTAATGGTGTATTGACGAACTACACGCATTGACAGACCGATTTCCTTGTCGCTTGCACGACCTGCAAAGTGAACACCCTCAGGCAACTCAAGGTCGGCTACTGCGAGAGTAAACGCATTGCGGTGCATGATGATGTTTTGTGGGGAAACTGTGCCAGATTGGTTGAAGAATGTAACTGCCTGTCCACTTGCAGGAGCAGGGATAGATACGTTCTGGAACTGACCAGCAGTAATAACAGCAGGAGATACGTTAACTTGGATTGTGCCACCAGAGCCAGAAACAGCTTGGTTTACAACAAAGTTACGCAACTTGTTAGAGCCGTAAGCTTGACGGTTCTGTGGGTTAACTGCATAAACGCCAGCGATTGTGAATGTATCGCCTTGGTTCAAGCTAACACCGTTAGTCAATGTCAAAGTGATTGTGCTTGAAGAAGCCCAACCGCTTGTCAAGAAACCAGCAGCAGTAGATGTGTTAACAGTAGCAGAGCCAGCAAAAGAACCGAATGTGTGTGCTACCACGTTCTGATCCATCTTCCAGTTCATACCAGCAGAATCACGACCCATCAAACCTTTACGATATTGTTCGCCAATAGCTTCTTGTGGAACGAACAAACCTTTCAAGCTGTCAACGATAGTTGCAGATGTGAATGGCTCAACGATGCAAGAACGACGGCCATCACGAGGTGCGCCTTCAGAGTCAAGGTAAGCAGCAGCAGTCAAATAGGTGATCAAACCTGTTGGTGGAGTGCCAGCAGTTCCTACGATGTTTGCTGTGTTGTTAGCAGCTTGCAATGTGCCATCACGGTCAATTTTATTTGCAATAGCCGCCACCGCAGGCTTCAATACTCGATCAGAGAACATATCAAGGCTCAAAGCGAGGTCTTGAGTTGTGAACTGAGTATCAACGTGGAACTGAGTGCTGAGGGTTACAGGAACTGAAGTTTCGTTGAAATCTTCTACGTTCAATGCTGGCCCAGTTGTCCCGATGAAACGACCAGGTTTACGGACGTTAACTGTGTTACCAATTTTGCCACCAACTACGGCAAATTGATCGTCATAGTTACGATCTACTTCAGATGTGAATGTTAATTCGTTTTCTAAGACCATCAAGGCTTCGTTGGTGATCTTAGAAATAGTTAGCAAATTATTTGCCATGATTATTTCCTTTAATTTAAATTGGGTTTATCAGCGAATCCTCTTAGCTTGTCTTGCAGCTTTCCATTGAGCGTATGTGCCGTGAAATTGACCATTTGTGTCAATTAATACGTCAGACGTTCCTTTTCCTGCTGTAAGAGGCTTAATCGGTGCTGGAGCTTTACTACGAGCAACAGGTTCGCTTTTGACTTCAGGCTGAGCTTCTTTACGCTCAAACTGAACTTCCAATTTCCCTAATTCCTTGAGTGCTTTATTAGTAGGCATTGCTGCCAATTTCTGAGCATAATCGTCATCTGATGCTAGGTGATATAAGATTTGTGGGCCTACATCTGATTCTAGTATTGCATCACGCACTTCATCTCGCACTTGCACTTGGCTAGAAGCTACCATATCGTCAAAATCAGGCAATTCAGCTTTAGCAGCTTCGAGTTTTTGAGTCCACGACTTAATTACTTCGTTTCTCTGTTCTTCGATTTTGCGTTGCTGTTCTGCTTTTTCACGCTCTAAAATTGCTTTTTCTGCGCTCCATTCAGCTAATGCTTCTGCATATTCAAAAGCATCTTGAAACTGGCTTGCTTGGGGTTTTTCACCCAATACGTCAGGTTCTTGGATGGGTGCAGGGGCTACTTTGCTCTCAAGTTCTTGTAAACGTGCTTCTAATGCTTGCTTTTCTGCCTCAGCTTGTTTGGCTCGCTTAGTAAGCTCAGAAAAACGCTTTTCAAGTTTGGGATTTTGTTTAGGCTTGTCTGTTACTTCCGCTTCTTCGTCTGCTGTTGGTTCACTCTCAGCTTGGGCTTCAACTGCTGGCTCTGAATCAGGAGTTTCCTCAACTGTTTCAGCCGCAACAGGAGCTTCATCACTAGCTAAACCTAATTTTTCAGCATGGAAATCAGCTAAATTTTCTGATGTAACCACGTTACTGGCTAATCTTTCTTGCACATCTGACATGAGTTTTTCCTCAAGAATTAACCCTGTGAACCCACAGGTAGGTATAACAAATTCATTTATAACATTAATGTTGCTTATTTACAACACTAAATAGCTCGTTCTACAGCTTCTTCATTAGCAAGCTTTTCTTCGCCTTTGCCGATATGAGCAAGAACTAAAGCCAATTGCGCTTTAAGTTGCTCAATTTCAAGCTTAGTTTGATTGTTAATAACTGTGTCAGTCTGCTTAGTAGCATCACGCATTTCTGTATCGTGTGCTTTAGTAGTCTGGCGCATGAGTTCACGCTTAGTTTCTTCAGATTGCTTAACTTGCTCAATGTCTTGACGTTGCTTGATCATCATCTGCAACTGTTCAATCTGTTGTGCCATTTGTTGCATTTGAGCTTGATTGTTCTTAATTTGCATTTGAACTTGTGGTGGAATTGGTGACTTATCGTCAATCTGAGCCATAGGGTTAACAGCAGCAAGACGATCGGCAATAACATCTGCGCCAGGGAAATCCATATTTCTAAAGATTAAATCGCCTGCTTGTTGCATTAAGTTAGGATCAACTGACAACATTTGAACCATTGAATCGACTGCTTCTTGACGTTTAGAGTTGTAACCTGGGCCTGTTTCCATTACTACGTCATATTCGCCAACAGTAACGTCATTTAGCACTTTTTCAACACCATTTTCGTCTGCGCCACGCTGGTTAATCGTGATCATTTCAGGCTTGCCGTCATCGCCAATAATACGCATGACACGCTCTCTGTCATAAATCTTAGGTATCAAATCAAGAATGATGCGACCTGTATGACGAATAGAACGAGTTAAGTTGTCGTAATAGTGGAAATTGGTCATATCCACTTGCATTTGCTGACCTTGCAATGCTTTGCCTGAAATATTGCCTTGTGGCAGTTGGCTAGGGTCAAAAATACCTACAACAGCTTGTAAATCGCCATTTAAGCCTTGCAATGCAGTTACGATGCCTGATGGTGGTGGCTCTGGCTGTAAACGTGTAGGAGCAGGAGCTGGTCTGCCCTCAATGTCTGTCTGTTTGTAACGCAATACAGGCATAGCTTTAATGTTAGCCATTGCCCATTCGTTTTCATGCCCTTCGTCTTGACCTTCTGCCAAGAGCCATTTAGCTTTAGGCGCAAGCGCAACAGACTCAGTAAGAGCTGTTGACCAGTAGTTATACATACGCTGTGGGTCTTTAGCCATACGAACAAGACCAAACTTCTTGTGCTTATCGTCAACTCTGACTTCTTGACCGTAAACTGGCACGATAGGAATGTATTTACCAGCCCATTCGCCTTCTTCAAGGATTTGCATAGCTGTTAGCTTGCACCATTTGATTTTCTTGCGCCAAGTTTCACGCTTATCAATGACAGTAATGCCAGCAGCTTCTAATACTTCTTTTTTAGGGATTTCGTCTGCAAAGCCTGTTGTGCCGTCTGAGAGCTGTAAAAGCATCTCTTTTGTGCGTTCTGTGTAGAAATACTCAGCTATGCGTATATCTTCTTTTGTGACCCATTCTGATTCCGTATCTCCCGTTCCTCTACTGGAAAATCCTTGAGTGTCCTCAGCATCGGGATACATCTTTTTGAACACAGCTTTGCTGACAACGGTAGTAACCAAACATTTCTCAGCATCAGAGCCATCAGGCTGAACGCTATTAGGGTCAAAATAGACAGTAAAAGGGTTCTCAATACGCTTAATGTAAATTTCTTGATCAAAGCTGTCATCCCTTACATAGTCTGTAGTAACACGCCAATAGCCCCAGCCCATCTTCACGCAATACTCAAAAGCATGATCATAAGCCTGGTCAGCATCAGATTGATTCTCAATGTGACGAGTAATACCTGTAATGATCTCAGCTACTTTTGCATCTGATTCATTGTTCATGCCATGCACTTTAATGCGTGGGCGTTGCTGGCGTTGTTGGTTGCAGATTTGACGAATATAAGCATCTAGCTTATTGATTGTTAAGCATGGGCGAGCTTCTAATACACGGCTATTTTGCACATCTACAGGCCATTGATCGCCTGCTGCAAAGCGCACATCGTCAAGAGCTTCAGCACGATTGTTGCTGTCAGAGTCATTACACAGTCGTAAAAACTGCTTGGCTTCTTCTATTCTGCCATCTGATTGTTCGTCTGCAACTCTATCGTATGCCATAAGATTCCTTATTCTTTGCCCGATTTTAAGACATTTGTTGTGTTTTTACTACACATTTTAGCCCATCCATG